CTGCGGAACTCCGCACGCATCTTCGCACTGACTCGACGGAACTCCCTGACGCGGAGGCGAATACGCTCATCACGGATGCCAGAACCGAGATCGAGAACATGACCGGCCTTGCGTTCATCACGCAGTCATGGCGACTTTCGCTTGATCGCTGGCCCGCTGGTGGCGAGGCTTGGTGGGATGGCGTGCGTGAGATGTCGATCACAGAACTGGCGCGCACCAGCACCATTCAAAGCCTTGTGATCCCGCGATGGCCTCTTCAATCGATCACATCGGTCACGGTCTATGATGAAGGCAGCAATGCAACGGCCATCACGGTTGCCAACGTCTTCGACATTGACATCTACCAGACGCCTGGAAGGTTGACACTCAAGCGCGGCCAGACTTGGCCGGTTGCTCTGCGAGCAAATAACGCCATCCAGATTATCTATGTGTCTGGATTCGCCAATGCAGCAGCAGTCCCTTCTCCGATGAAGCGTGCCGTCAAGCAGCTTGCGGCTTTCCTCTATAGCAACCGTGGCGATGACTGCGATGCAAGTGATGCCTATGACGCATCAGGCGCTTCTGTCATTATGGCTCAATATAAGGCCATGAAGATATGACATATCCCAGCAGTCTCGACATTGCGCGCGGGCTGGCTTCGGGTTGTCGGTCGTTCAACAAGTTCGGGCGCAATATTTCCATCGGTTCCAGCTTCACGCCTGTCACACGTTCAGGCTTCTATCGCACGCCCCAAGCGAATGCGGCGGTTAATCTCCGCATCAAGGCAGGTGGTAATGCGAACGACACGGCTAACGGTTCCGGCGGCAGAGAGGTCACGCTCGTAGGGATCGATGCCAATGGCAACCAGCAAGTCGAGGCGCTTGCCACTGCTGGGGCTTCAGCGAGTGCGGCCACGACCACATCATTCATCCGGTTGCTCGATGCCTACGTCTCAAAGTCTGGAACCTATGCGACTCAATCCGCCGGATCACATGCCTCTACAATCGTGATTGAGAGGTCTACAGGCGGCGAGGATTGGGCAACCATTGCGGATGGCGCACTAGGCCGTGGCAAGACCGAGATGGCGGTTTACACAACCCCGCGTGACCGAAGCGCCGCACTTCGCAACGTGATCATTTCGAGCGATGCCGACAAGAAGGCGAACATCGTCCTGTACAAACGCGAGAACATCCTTGAGACGGCGGCACCATATACCTCGCTGCTGCTCGTCACCGAGTATCCGCAAAGCGCAGGACTGTTTGACGTTGTTTTCGATCCGCCGCTGTACTTCCCGCCATTGTGCGACTTCGGCTTTCTTGCCAACGTATCGGCTAGCACCGTTGACGTTTCCGTGAACATGGACATCGTGGAGTTCATTAGTCGATGATCAAATGTTGCGACATGAATTCCGGCAAGCTGAAAGAGCCGGTGACGTTCCAGCGCCGCACCTTGACCAGCGACGGAGCAGGAGGCCAGACGGAATCATGGGCAACTGTTTCTGGCGCACCGACTCGCGCCTATGTAATGCCAGTTGGCGGCTCGGAGCGATTTGCCCATGACCGCACCGAGGCAACCGTTCGGTTGCGTCTTGTGGTGCGCTACACTTCCGCGTTGCTGGATTCCGACCGCGTGCAGATCAGAAACAAGATCCACAACATCCGGTTCCTCGATAACATGGAGTTCGCCAACAAGTGGCTTCAGATCGACGTTGATGGAGGGGTTGCGGCGTGACGGATGTCAAGGTCGAGATCAAGGGGCTGAAAGAGGTCAACGCGGCCTTGCAAGCCTATGGGAAAGACCTTGGCAACTCTCTGGCCCTCATTGTCGATGCCACCGCCTTGGAAGCCGTCACGGACGTTCGCAAGGCCATACAGGGGCCACCGAAGACTGGCAGGGAATATGCCAGAGGCGTGAACAATGATAAGGTTCACCGAGCATCTGCTCCTGGCGAAGCACCGGCCACCGATACCGGCGGGCTTGTCATTTCGATCTACAACGAAAGTCGTGGCAAATATGCCAAGGCCATCGGAAGCCGTCTTGATTATGCCTACTATCTTGAGTTCGGCACATTCAAGATGGCGAAACGTCCGTCTTGGATTCCAGCCGTCGAGCGGGCGATTCCAAAGATGCTGAAACGGGTCGAGATTGCAATCGCCAAGGCCAAGGCACGCGCGGAGAAGACAACGAAATGAAATCCGATGACCTCCAGACGGCAGTGTACAACCGGCTTAACGATAGCGCCGTCACCAGTCTTCTGAGCACCTACTATAGCCCGCTCGTGGCGATCTTCACCGATGTCCCACAGGCGGCTGATAGTGAATTAGAATCGGCCTTTCCCTTCATCACCATCGGAGCCGACACGATCAATCCGTTCGACAGCAAGGATGACCTTGGTGGATCGGCAATCGTCCAGATTGATGTGTGGGACCGCGCCACATCCATGCTTGATCTGAAGACGGTGGTCGATGCCGTCGATGGCCGGATGCGCCGCCAGCCGCTTTCCATCGCGGGTGTCACCCATATCACCACAGAACTCGATTCTTGCAATTTCTCGCGCGATCCTGATGGCAAGACCAAGCGCGGCCTCATCTTGTACCGTGTATTGTGGATTGCATAGTTTCCGTGATATAATCACGGCCAAAGAAGAGGTTCTTGCATGGCTATTTCTGGCCGATCAGTTCGCATAAGCCGAAACGGCTCCAACATCGTGGGCGCTCGTGCTGACAGCGTAACGATCAATAATGAGCCACTCGACATCACGGACAAGGATGATCTTGGCTGGCGCACCATGCTGGCAGATGTCGGCTTGCGCTCCGTCTCTTGCGAGATCGAAGGCGTGCTCAAGGATACCGTCCTCTTGGCGGATTCCGTCGGCACGGCCACCACGGCGCTCCTCAAGGAGTGCGTAGTCACGATCAGCGGCATCGGCACCTTGACCGGCGACTTCATGCTCCAAGGGCTTCAGATCGGCGCGGAACAGGCTGATGTCGTAACCTTTACCGCCACCCTTGAGAGCGGCGAAAACATGACGGCCACCATTGGCCCCTATAACACCGTTCTCCCGGCGATCACCGGCACGCTGGACGAAGGCGATACGCTCACCACCACAAACGGAACATGGCTGGGCGATGCGACGATCACATTTGCGCGGGCATGGCAGCGCGGTAATGCCGCCGATCCGAACAACCCGTCGTGGGCCAACATCTCTGGGGCCACGGCCCTGACCTACGTGCTTGCTGCTGCCGATGTCGGAAAGTATATCCGTTGTCGCGTCACCGCCACCAACTCCGTCGGCTCCACGGTGGCATTCTCCAACATTGTCGGACCCATTACGACCTAAGAAAGGACTAAAGACATGCCCGCAATCGCTGGACGCAAAGTCCGTATCAAGCGCGGCTCGACTGCCGTGGCTGGCGCTCGTGCCGATAGCTTCACCATCAACAACGAGCCGATTGACATCACCGAAAAGGATGATGCTGGTTGGCGCAAGTATCTGGCTGACGTTGGTGTTCGCTCTATCGATGCAGAAGTCGAAGGCATCCTTGAGGACACCACCTTCCTGGCGCTGGCAGTTGGCACCGCCTCGGCGCTGCTCGAGTCCTACACCATCGAACTGCTTGGCCTCGGATCGTTCACCGGCAACTTCTTCCTTGCCAGCTTCGCTGTGACCGGCGAACAGGCAGATGCCACGACCTTCACGGCCTCGATCCAGTCCTCTGGCACGATTACGTTCACGGCTTCGTAATCATGGCAATCTTCCGCGAGCTAACAATCAAGTGGAAGGGTGAAGAATATCGCTTCGTCCCTTCCATGAAACTGATGCGATCCATCGAGATGGGCGACATATCCTTCACGGACATTGCCGTTCGCACAAGCCAAGGTCGCCCGCCTGTCAGCCACATCGCTTTCGTTCTTTCCAAGATGTTGCAGTCGGCAGGTGCCAAGGTTTCGGACGAACAAGTCTATGAGGAACTTGTAACGGGCGATCAGGAGAGCATCACTTCCTTGATCAGCCTTGTGCTGACATCGTTCTCTCCGACTGAGGACAAGTCAAAAAATCAAGACGCCCAGACCGAAAGCCAGTCGAAGGCGAGGGCGAAGATCATGGAGACTATGGAGAACTAGACTGGAACGGAATGTATCTATGGGCGAGGGAATGGGGAATTCAGCCTAGCGAGTTCTGGGAGATGACCATTCCCGAGTGGTGGTTGGAATACGAGTTGAAGAAGCCGAAAGAGCCAGGCGAAACATACGCCGGGAAACTGACTAGGGCCGATGTAGAGGAACTAAAGGAACTGTTGCATGGCTCAAGTTAGCGGAATCGAAGTCAACATTACCGGCAATACAACCGGCCTTGATCGAGCACTAGGCAAGGCAGAAGGTGCTATTTCTGGATTTGCTAGAGGTGCTGCGGCCTCTATTGCTGGGGCGCTTTCCGCTGGTGTTTTTATAGCGGCTGGCAAGGCAGCTATAGATTTTTCTGACAACATTGGAAAGATGGCTCAGAAAGTCGGCATGACAACTGAAGAGTTGTCCAAGTTGACCTATGCCGCAAAACTTTCCGATGTGTCACTTAGTGAACTGCAAGTAGGAGTTCAGCAGCTTTCAAAAAATATGGAAGCTGGTTCTGAAGGATTATTTGCGCTCGGCATTAGCGCAACCGATGCAAGTGGAAATCTTCGTTCTACAAATGAAGTCTTTGCAGAAATAGCAGAGGCATTCGCTGGAATGGAGGATGGTGCTGGCAAGACTGCCATTGCCATGAATATTTTTGGCCGTTCCGGCGCTCAATTGATTCCGATGCTCAATGCTGGGCGTGATGGCTTGGCCCAAATGGGCAATGAAGCCCAGCGATTCGGAGTTGTTGTTACAAACACTGCCGCTAAAAGCGCAGAAGACTTCAACGACAATCTGACAAGATTAAAGACAATATCAGAAGGATTGGCTCAAAGCCTAGTAAATGATCTTGTCCCGCCACTAAATGATATTCTTGAGATTTTCCTTGAATATGTGTCGAACGGAGACAGCATTGCCGGTGCTGTAGCTGGGATAAAAACAGAATTTCAAGACCTTGCACGCGTTGTCACTGCCTCATCTAGTGGCATTGAAACATTGCGTGATTGGTACAAGGCAATTGATGACTTTGTAAAAGTATACGGTCCATTTTCTAGTGCAGCACAAAATGGATTTTTTGGATCATTTCCAGAAAACTTTGATCCAGACCCGACCGGATCACTCGCCAGCATTGACGCCTTCAATCCACAAACGGTTAATCGCGAAGAAAAAGTAAGCCTTCCGAAACAAAAACCTCCATCGCTTTCTCGTGCAGGAGAGCAGATGAAAGAGGTCGTTGATAAAACATCTGTAGTCCCCGGCGTTGCGCCATCGCAAGAGGTGGACGCATTCTATATGTCTAGGCTTGAGTCGATCCGCGAAGGATTTAAGTCTGAACGCGAAATTCTTGATGCTGAATATGCAGCAGACATGGAATTACTTCGCGGGCATTTGACTGGCAAGGATGAACTCGACGCAGAGTTCAAAGACCTTATGCTGCAACGTGCGGAGCAACACGCGCGTGATCTGAATGAAATCGAAAGAATGCGCGTTCAGAATGATTTGCAGAATGTTGAGGCTGGACTTGGAAGCATGGCGGCTGCATTCCAGAATGGCGGCAAGAAGATGCTAAAGGTAGCGAAAGCACTTGGAGCTGCACAGGCTATCGTCGCCACGCTCGTTGCTGCCACGCAAGCCATGCAGGTCGGCCTTACTCCTGCTGAAAAGTTCGCGGCCTACGCCGCCGTCTTTGCCAAGGGCATGAGCGCCGTGGCGGCTATCAAGGGCGTCTCTGAAGGCGGTGGCGGTGGTGGTGGTGGAGGTGGCGGTAGTGGTGGCCGCCGAGGCGGTGGCGGTGGTGCAGCCGCAGCCCCGGCAGCGGCATCGCCAACAACCACATTCCAGTTTACAATGATGAATGATCCGATGGGCTTTGGCGAGAAGTTCGCCAGGCAGTTCATCGATCAGCTTAACAGCACGCAGCGCAACGGCGGCACAATTCGCGGAGTTATAGCCTGATGACAGACATCAAAATTTCCGCACTATCAGCACTGACCGGGGCCAACACGGCCACCGATGATCTTTATGTGGTGGTGGACTCAAGTGTTCCAGAGACCAAGAAGCAGACGCGCGCGGAACTGTTCCAGAATGTTCCGGCTGCGTCATTCGCAGGGGCCAACGTCTTCAATGATGCTGGCGCGGACGTAGACCAACGCATCGAGGGCGATACAGACGCCAACCTTGTCTTCGTAGACGCATCTACGGACCGCGTTGGCTTCGGTACGGCAACGCCAACAGCGAAGGTGCAGGTTAACGGATCGTTTGCTATCACCGCTCCGGTCACAATTACAGCGTCCAGCTATACGGTTTCCAGCACAGACTATGCTGTCATTATTGCTCACGCCAGTGGCACTCATACGATAACACTCCCTGCCGCTGCGACAAGCACAGGGCGACAGTTGCTGATTAAAAAGACGGTTAATCTTGTCGTTCAATCTGCGTCTTCTAATGTTGTTCCTCAAGCAGGTGGAGCCGCAGCATCAACGCTATTGCCAGGAACAACTGGCACGGCGGGCATTTGGGTTCTCTTGATTTGCGACGGCACCAATTGGATCATAATGGCAAGCTAGATGACCATCTCCACGAGCAACTATACCGTCTCCACGAATGAGCCGCTAAATCATGCCCGCATCTTGTGGGACATGATAACTGGCACTGTCTCTGGCGATGGAACCAATCCGGCTTATGCTGCCAATGACTATA